GGATTCCAATATCCTACGTTGTCGCTGGACGACTACGTAAGTGCACGCTGGGAATGGGCGCCCTCAGGAAGCGTGCACTCACAATATGATGAGGATAAGGAGTACATAGCACACAATTACAGGCACCGCTCCAAGTTTACTACCTTGAATAGAATGAGCAGTAGTCGTGTTAAATCATTCTTAGGTTCTACCCCGCAAATACGTGCTTGGCCGTCAATAAAGTATGAGTGGGGCAAAGAACGGGCAATTTACGGTGTCGACCTTCGCAATAATGTGATAACGAACTACGCGATGTACCGCTGTGAGGACGTCTTACGTCACAGGTTTCCAGTGGGTGAAGAAGCTGAAGCCGGCAGGGTACATAAACGATTAGTGTCGATGTTAGACGGCGGTGAGTCATTATGTTATGACTTTGATGACTTTAACGCGCAACACTCGACTTCTTCGATGCATGCGGTTCTTGCAGCATACCGAGATACATTTGCTGACCGCATGACAGTCGACCAAAGACGCGCCATGGACTGGGTTGTCAGTTCAGTCCTCGACATGGCCGTGATGAAAGACAGCCACATGGAGTACAGAGCAAAAGGGACGCTTTTCTCAGGCTGGCGATTAACCACATTTATTAACAGTGTGCTTAACTTCGTCTACATGGACATAGCAGGAGTGTTTCATGTCGACGGGGTGATCGATTCGGTGCACAATGGTGACGACGTTTTGTTATCAGTTGTCTCACCAGAAAGTGTGGTTCGCGTGTTCGATCTCATGAGCGCGATAAACGCGAGAGCGCAGACGACGAAGTGTAATGCGTTTTCAATAAGTGAATTTCTTAGGGTCGAACATAAGATAACAACCGATGAAGGGTTAGGTAGTCAGTACCTGACCCGGGCTTGCGCGACGATGGTACACAGCCGTACCGAGTCACAGGCCCCAGTGCGAATGACAGAAGCAATATCAGCCATACGGTCGCGTGTTAGTGAACTTTACGCGCGCTGCAATCTAGCACACGATTTCAAGCTCAGACTTGAAACATTGCTGCTCAGAAATATTGCGAAAGTTTTTAAACAACGATTCGAAGTTGCGAAACAGATATATGTGACGCATCTTGTTGCTGGAGGAGTCAGCAACAAACAGACCAGTCCGGTTGACGTTATAATCAAGACGTCAATACCAGATCGTGTCACACACTATCCTGCTGATGGTGTGACACCCGGACAATTACAGCCTGGAGCGTATGATTACTCTAGGCTATTGCAGCGAAAGCTGCAGGGTGTGGTCAGCTTTGACACTATCCACAAGGCGGTGTCCAGAGCGACGCGGGCTATCTTGGCGATCACGCGCGATGAAGTAATTACTATTTCATCGACGCGTGACGTGAAGTTTAAGTATGCGCGTGCTCTATACGGATACTACCGAGGAAGGGTGTCTTTGCCAGGACTGTCTAAAGCACAGTTCTTGGGCATACCGCCGCTAGCTTTAACAACTCAGGCGACAATGAATAAGGTCATGACCTATTTAGGTGATGTAAGCGATCCATTGTGGTGCTTGAAGGTGTTATTGTAAGCGGAAC